TTGACTTTGTATTGGCCTTCCGGGCTTTGGTGTTCTTTTCGGTCGATTTTGTCAGCTTATCAGCGGCAGTGGCGGCTTCTTCGGATTTTTTTGTGTATTCCGCATATAGCCTCTCTCCGCGCTCCACTTCGGCGTTGCTTTGTTCCAACGCTTCCCGCGCTTCCGTGATCGACTCATCGAACGGCGTCCCCTCAGCTATAGCGAGATTTCCCCAAAAGGTGCCTGAATCCCGACGTTCTTCCAGATATTTCTCCCGCGCCGCTTCGGCTTCTTCAAGCTTCTGCTGGAGTTCGATCTGTTTGACATTTGCATCAGCTATTGCGGATATTGCCTTTGCCGCTCCCTCTGCGTATGCCTTTGACAGTGCAAACTGTTTCGATGCCTCTATAAATCCCTTGACTTCTTCTTTGCTTTTTGACAGCGCGCCTGTCGACTCGTCGATTGACAGGGCAAGGTTTGGATACATTTCGTTGAGTTCGGCAACGATAGTTTTCATCCGCGCCTGTTCAGCGGCTGTTTTGTTGGACTGAGACTCCAATTTATAGAGTTCGTCAACTAGAGGCTGCGCCGCCTTGTCCTTGTGCCCGATTTCGTCGATGTTTTTCTGCGCTTCGTCCAGCGTCTCCGTCAGTGTCTTTGTGGATTCGTTCAGCGCGTCAGTGGCGGTGGAAAGTTCGTTGTTGATCCGCTCAATTTCCGGGTCGACCTCGGAAAAGTAATCAATCGCTGTGATGAGCGCAGCCGTGATACCGGCTATCGCTCCAATTCCAAGTGCGATAGGCCCGGCGAGAGCGCTGAGCGTAGCTGTTCCGGTTCCAAGACCTTCAAGAGCTAGTATTGCATTCCCAATTCCGGTTGTGAATGCTCCAACAAGATTGATCGCCGGGCCGATGCTCAGAGCAACAAGACCGCCGACCACAAGCACATTCTGAGCGCTTTCCGGAATCCGGTCAAACGCATTGCATACATCACTGGCGACGCCCGCAAGGCCATCAATAGCCGGGCTCAGCACTCTCAGGACACTCGCCCCAAGCTTTGACCCGGAGTCCTTGACCTTGTTCAAGATAACGGTCATCTTGTCGAGCGGGGTCTGTGTGGCGTTAAAGGTGTCCTCGACACTGCCCATGTATCGCTTTGCGTCGGATGCCAGGCTCTGGAAGGACAGAGACCCGGATTTATAGGCGTTGTATATTGTTGGGCCCGCCTTTGCGCCGAAGATCTCTATGGCCTTGCTAAGCTTTACCTGATCCGATTCGCTCGACTGCATGACAGCGTCAAAATCTGCCAGAATGTCATTAAGGCTTTTCCCCTCTTTTGCGGCGTTCGCTGTGGCCTTTTTGAGGCCTGCCATGACGTCATTGACATTCGCGCCGGATGTCTCCACCTGTCCCAGGAAGAACGCCGCGTCTTTTGAATCCATCCCCATAGAGTGGAGGGCGGCGGCGTTGGTGACAAGAGAGGACTGCAAGGTGTTCATACTGATACCGGTGTCCTGCCCGACCTGATTCATTGCATCGAGAAGGTTCCCGGCTTCATCCGCATCCTCGCCGAAAGCTTTTAATATCTTATCGGTCGCGTCAACCGACGCGGATACATCGGTTTTATTAAGCTTTGCGAACTTGATAAATCTTGTTGAGAGGTCTTCCAGCGCTTCGCCGGTCAGCCCGAAACGTGTATTAACCTCGCCGATGGCCTGCCCTGCGGTCGCGAAGTCCGTAGGGATAGAGGTCGCAATGTTCCGCATCGACTGCTCCAGAGAGTCGAGCGAGGCTCCTGTGGTGCCCGTCTTTGTGATAATGGCATCCATGCCCTCTTTGACCTCTTTGAAGGCATCAAGGGACTGTGTGCCGATGTTCATCAAGGGCGTGGTGATGCTGTCCGTCAGTTTCCTCCCGGTTTCCTGCATCTTGTTGCCGCTCTCTACAAGAGACTGGCCCATAGACCCAAGCTTTCCCGGGATGTTGTCGAGTTCGGTTCTGAGGCGGTTCAGTTCGGTTTTGGCGTTATTGACTGCCTGCTGCCATTTCTGCGTCTCGGCGGCGTTCTCGCCAAACTTTTCCTTTGCCTTTTTCAGACCGTACTCTAATTTGTCAACCTGTTCTTCCTGATTCTTGACCTGCCGTGTTAAGAGTTCCGCTTTCTTGCGGTTCTTCTCCATGGCGGTTGTTTCCTTCGTGAATGTAGACTCAAGATTCTTCATTTCCGAGGAAAACGTCTTCTGTTGTGTGATTAAATCGTTGATTGACTTCCGGTATTCCTTCTCTCCGTCAATGCCGATTTTTGGCCCTATGTTTACCGCCATTTCTTCACCTCAATTTCAGCAGTTCCTCAAAACTGATATGTTTCTTCTGCGGGGTCTTCTTCTCTGTCGCTGTTCCGTTAAAAATGGCCCAGCAGGACATCAAGTCCATAAACTCACCGTATCGTGTTGACAAGACATCCCGCCGGGCCATTCCCATTTTGAGGCCGTAAAAGATAAACCATGATCTGTTAAGTGTCACCCTTTGACTTTTTCGGCTCTTTTTTTTTCAGTTGATTCCACAGTCCTTTTTGACCCCTCTTTTTCTGCCGCGTCCATCTCTTTCACGATTTCCGCGTACTCGATCAGGGGGAGCGCTCTGAGGTCATTGACCGTAAGCCACGGCTTTTCGCCATGTGCCTCACACCATGCTTTGTGCATCGCTACGGCCTTGTAAAGATTCGCCGTTGCCGCAGAGACATCAGGATGCGCCAGAACATAGTCGTTAATCTCACAAAAAGCGCCGACCGTGTACAGAAAAGATACCTCTTTGCCGTTTACTACCATTGTATTTCCTCCCTTTACAAGGACGGGCGGGGTTGCCCCCGCTCATCCGTTTGTTTTATTCCGTGATGGAGAAAAACGTTCTGATTGCCGCCTCCGCCTCTGCTTCGGTGCTGTACTCATCCCCATCAAGCCGCCAGTCGTGGTTAGCGCCGTCCGATCTCTTGATCTGTGCCTCCAGATCCTGCGTCTGCCAGTCAATATTTTCCTCCTGAGTCGCGGCCTCGATTCCCGGAATGGAAAACTTGACCTTCGGGAAGATGTACGGCACATAGTAGACGATGCCGTCCGACTGATACCGTGCAATAAACCCGTATCCGCAGAACGGGATATTCTGATCATCGCCGTAGTGGACGAAACCGTCAGCTGCTGCCTCCGGGAGTCCCATGATCAGTTTCGCCGCCGCTCTCCTGAGCCCGTCAACCGTACAGGTGAGGGAACCAGACGTAAACTTGCCCGGCGCTTCCTCTGCGTCGATATTGTCGGCGTAAAAAATATTCTCATCGGCGGTTGTGATGTCTGCCGACACGCTCACGCCGCGGGCAAGCTTCTGCCCCTGCGTGTAATTAACGGTGGTTCCCGTATGGTTGTAGAGGGCTACATACGGGAGAGAATAACCTGTGCATACTCTGCCTGCTGCCATTCTTTTACCCCTTTCATCTCATCTCTTTTGCTAAAACTTTGTCAAAAGTCTCTATCATTTTCTGCTCGCAAGCGCTTTTTTTGGCGCTCACGGCGTTGTCTACAAACGGAATCCTCGCTCTGAACGAAGTCCCGGACTGCAGTGACCTCGCAATCATCGAGTTCGGCTGTCCGTTCGGGTATTTGTCTGTTATGGTGGAGTTGTACCCCGCAAAGCCAAGCTTCACATGAACATACCCGCTATCGTTCTGGATTCTTGCGATACCGAACCCATCCCGGAGGCCCTGCTTCTGGGAAGCGGTGACCCCGTGGGGGACTTGTCCGGGTTTCAGCTTGCGCTGGTCTATCGGGAGGGCATCAATGTTTCTTTTCACCTCGTCGGCTATCTCTTTGGCTCCCTGATAGATTGCCTGACCGACGCACTCCCGGGATATGTCCTGTAGCTTGGTCAGCTGTTTCTCATATTCGTCAAGCCCCTTCATTTTCAGCTTTGCCATAAAACGACACGCTCCAACTCCATCTGTAGTGTATCAGGTTGGTTTCTTCCTCATATTGGACTGACTCCAGATACCACCCCGCTGAAGTATCGGCAAGGGCGTTCTGGATCTCGTCTGCAAGCGGGTCAAACTCGGTCAGGGTGTAAAGGTCAACGCTTCCGGTTATGACCTGTTCGGACTTCCGGTTGCCGGAATTAAACGAGTTTTCTTCCCCTTCCTCTGCCCACACCACAAACGGCGGCTGCTGTGCCCGTCTGTAATGTCTTACGGTGCAGGGGAGAGACTGGAAGCGGTCATAAATGGCTTTTAATCTACTCTGCAACATCGTATAACGCCTCCAGTCTTACAAGGGTAAGGTCGCTCACCTCCAGACCGTCCTCGTCCTTTGCGTGAGTCACGAAATCAACCCGGTATTGATTGCCGTCCTCGGGGATGATGTAG